GTTGAAGCATTCCATAAGAAATTTGATGAAGCTGGTATTTTAGGTGTTCAAAACCCTTTCGCTCAATCAATCGAACAAGCAGTAGTTAAGTCTGGTAACGCTAAAGAAGGCGCTATTGACTATGACAACATCATTGCATTAGAAGATGTGTTGATTGACAAAGATATTGAAGCAAATGCATTCATTTCTAAAACTTCTAATAAATCTGCATTACGTAAGGCTATTGACGTAGATACTAAAGAAGCTTTATATGATCGTTCGAATAACACCATTGATGGACTTAAAACGATTGAATTAAAATCATCTTCTTTACCAAAAGGAACTATTTATACTGGTGACTTTGACCACCTTTATTACGGTATTCCTTATCCTATTCACTATAAAATTGATGAATCTTCTCAATTATCAACTATTGTGAATAAAGATGGCTCGCCTGTAAACCTATTCGAACAAGAATTAATTGCATTACGTGCAACTATGGACGTAGCGTTATTGATTGCTAACGAAGACGCATTCGCTCGTTTAGGTGCTGCACCAGTTGACCCAGGTGCTGAAGTAGTTAGTCCAGTAGCATAATTTTAGCTAAATAACTTATAAGGTGGTGGAAACATGTTAGGTAAAGTAGTTGTTGAATTTACTGACAAATTAGATCGATCGGTTGTCCATAAATTAAATGGTGTATTTTATACTACTGACAAAGCACGCTTTGATGAAGTGACTAGCGAAAAGAATGCTATCGGCAAAGTACTTGTTAAGCCTATGACTGTAGCTGAATTAAGCGAACTTGCTAAAAAGCATAATGTCGAAGTGCCTGCTAAAATTAAGCGTGATGACTTAGAAGCGCTGATTGAAGGTGAATTGTATGGAACAGACGCTGAATAACGTCAAATTACAGTTAGGTATTACTGATACTGTACAAGACGCATTATTAAACATGATTATTAGCAACGTTGAAAAAGCTTTGTTGTTGAAACTTGAAACAGTGACTTCTATACCTGAACAATTGTCGTATATTGTTGAAGAAGTTGTTATTGCTCGTTATTACAGGCGAGGTAGTGAAGGTATGTCGCGCAAGACAGTAGAAGGATTGACAGTTGAATATGAAAATGACTTTGATAAATATAGCGATATCTTTGAACGTTACAGATTGGGGAGTGATGATTTTACTCCTGGGGCAGTGACGTTTTTTTAATGGATAAAGATAGAGTTAGTTTATACAAATCAGTCACTAAATATGATCCTGCTCAATCTCGTAACATTACTATTGTTGAAATGTATGCGACATACCCATGTTCAGTAACTAATATTTCGAGTAAACGACAATTAGAAACTTTCGGCAATCTTTCAAGTGCTGATATTACTGTACGACTACTTAATAAGCCTGTTGAAAACATCACTCATTTAGTTATCAACAGTAAGAAGTATAAAGTAGCTCGTATCTCTGTATATCAGAATGATATTGTAATTTATGCGAAAGAGGTTCAATCATGGTGAAGTGGAAAGGTTTAAATAAGATGAAAGCTGATCTAAAACGTCAGTCTAGTCGCGCAGATAAAAAACTTGATGAAGCTATTCAAGATATAGGGATGATGTTGAATGAAGAAATAACAACTGCAGCAGTCTTTGAAAAAGGTTACTCTACAGGTAATTTAAGGCGTGAGATATATTATGCTAGAACAGGGCAAGCTAAAGCAGAAGTTGTTTCTCCTGCACACTATTCTGGTTATCTTGAACATGGCACTAGATTCATGGAAGCACAACCATTTTTTCATAATACAATAGCAAAACAACACGCTGACATCATGGAAATTTTAGAAGAGAAAACGAGGTGATTAAATGAAGTCACCACGACAGTTACTTTATGACACAGTATTCGAAAGATTATCAATGCTAGGGTTTATTGTATATGATAAATTGCCGATGGAAGAAGTACCTTATCCATTTATAGTAATTAAGAATAATTTATCAGAATATGATAAGAGACAGAAAAGTAACAGATCAATGGCACTTTCATTGAAAATAGATATATGGCACTTATCTGATAACAGAGGTGAATATGATAAGACTTTGACTCAAATTGAGCAGAGTCTTTTTTCTTTAGTTTCTATTGAAGGTCTACCACTAATGGTTAGAGATTTAAGAACTAATGAAATGACTGACACAACAACAAAAGACAGTTTGTTACACGGTATTATTGACGTGACATATCAAATAATATAATTGGAGGAATGAATATGTATCAAATCGCAGATGGCGTATCAAAAGTGTTGTTTTTTCGTAAAATTGGCGATACAACAGCAGCAACATTAGTTTTACAGCAAGAACATAGTAAATCGTACAAACGTGAACGTGAAGCAGTAGTAACGAAAGCAGGTAACGTTTACCGTAAAGGTCCTTTAGAAGATGAAGTATCAATCACTGCATTACAGTCTACCGCTGATGACGCATATAAAATGCTTGTTGATTCGATTCTTGAAGGTGAAGGATTGGAGTTATGGGAAGTTGACCTTTCTAAGAAGAAACCAGACGGAACAAATCAATTCCAATCTGAATATAGACAGGGTTGGTTAACTGAGTGGGAAGAAACTTCACCAGCAGAAGATGATCCGACAATTGAAGGTACATTCGTTACATTTGGTAAGAAACAGGATGGATTTGCAACAGTGCCAGCAGAATTCTTATCTGACAAAGGTGTCTTAGGATACTTATTCCACGATATGATTGCATCAGACGTAGCTGATGATGGATTAGCAACTTTAGAATCACAACCAGCAGTAGCATAATTTTGAGGGGGTTATCCCCCTTTTTTTGTATTAAAAATAAATTATATGAGGTGTAATAAATGATAAATATCAAATTAGAAAATGGTAAAGTATTAGAATTAAAATTCGGTTTAGGCGAACTAAACGCAGTAGATAAAGCTTTAGGACTTGAAATTGAACAAATCAACTTAGGTGAAGGATTCGAAATGTTAGTTCCTAAATTACGTACAGGTAACGTATTAGCTTTAGCGAAAATCATTCCAGCTTTAACATTAGGTCAGAATGGTCGTCCTAAAACGGATAACGAAACATTAGAAGTACTAAAAACTGTTAAAGGTCAATATGGTTCATTTCAAGCGTTCTGTGATGCAGTGCTCGATGAAATGAAACACCATTTTTTGACCCAAGACCTAGTAAAAGACGAAGTGGAAACAGTGGAACAACCGACTCCAGTACAGGAAGTACCACAACCGACAGTGGAAACGCCGGTAGTACCGGAACAACCAACAATCGTAAACTAACATACTGGGATATTGTTATCAAATCAATGGCACACTTCGGTAAGCAATCTATTGATGAAGTTAATCATATGACGCTTACTGAATTCTACTGTCTTTATCATGCTAAGAATGAACGAGATTTATATGATGAGTATAAAATGCATAAGATGGCATATCTAAATCGTGAAGTTGAGGCGCAAGTAGAAAAAGGATCAGGAAAGAATAAGCGCGCTGAATATGTATATAAATCATTTGATAAATTCTTTGATTATGAAAAGGCCGAAAGACAGTTACTTGATTTCGAAGATGATTTACATGAAAGCAATGAGCCTGAAAAATCTAAGAAAGACATCGCTGAAATGATAGCACAGGCAAATAAAATACATAAATAGGAGGTGGGAATATGGCAGATACTAAGGAGAGTTACACACTTGAAGCCTTGCTTACTGGTAATAACAGTCGACTTAAAAAAGTTATTGATCAAGCAGTTGCGATGTTAGAAAGATTAGAAAATCGTAATGCTGAGGATGTGAAGATAGATGGAGATGTTAAGCCTCTGCAAAAGAAAGTTGAAACTGCGAAACGTTTATCTGAAACAATCGACAATCTCAAGTCGGATGTTGAGATAACAGCTGATACTGATAACTTAAATCAGAAAGTTAAACAGGCACAGATGGCCACTGAATTATTAGATGGCAAAAAAGCACAGATTGAAATAGTTACAAAGAATGCTGAAGCTATTGCTAAGATGAGACAAGTTAGATTAACTGCAAAGGCATTATCGAGTGAGCGTCCTAAGATTGATATCGATATGGATACGGCAGCAGCAACATCAAAAGCGCAGCGTTTAAAAGCGATGCTTAGATCTATTCCTAACAAAATTCGTACTAGGATTAACATAGACGTAGATACGAATAAGATTTCATTACTTAAATCATCGTTGTTAGCGTTAGCACCTTCAGCAATTCCCATTTTAGCTACGTTGATATCAGCCATCATGGCTATCGGTAATGCGCTTGCTGTTGTTGGAGGTGGAGCAATAGGATTAGCCGGAGCATTTGGCGTGGCAGGTACAGGTGTCATGGCCTTTGGTGCTATGGCTATAAGAGCATATCAGATGCTGCAAGATGGAACGATTCAAGCTACAGCTGAAACATTGGCATTTCAAACTGCCTTAGAGAGTTTGAAGTCACAGTTTGATTCACTAGTTAGTACGAATGCGAGTGCAATTTTTAATACGATGACAAATGGTATTAATATCGCGAAAGCTGCACTTAGTGGTCTTACACCTTTCATAACAGGTGTTGCGAATAGCCTAGAGCAATTGAGTGCTAAAGTTTTGAGTTGGACGCAATCAAGTGCAGTTGCCCAAAATTTCTTCGATATGATGAAGACGACTGGTGTCTCAGTTTTCGAAAACATATTAGTTGCAGCAGGAAGATTTGGTAGTGGATTGATTAGCCTATTTACTCAATTTGGTCCACTATTTAGCTGGGTAGCGCAAGGCTTAGCGAACATGGGTAATCAGTTTGATGCATGGAGTCAAAAGGTATCAACTGCGCAAGGGATTCAATCATTTATTAATTACACTAAGACGAACTTACCGCTAATCGGAGAAATCTTCGGTAATACCTTTAAAGGTATATTCAATCTTTTTACTGCATTCAGTACAAACAGTCAGACGATATTTCAATCATTAGCACAGATGAGTGAGCAGTTTGCCGCTTGGAGCGCTACTGTCAGTCAATCTCAAGGTTTCAAACAATTTATTGATTATGTTCAAACTCAAGGACCTGTTGTAATTTCGACAGTTGGTAATATCGTAAATGCTATTATAGCCTTCGCTACTGCTATGGCTCCGGTTGGCGCAGCAGTGCTACAAATGGTTTCTGCTATCGCTCAGTGGGTTGCAGGATTTATGCAAGCACATCCACAGATAACTGCGGTTGTCGGATCTATTTTATTATTTGGTGGAGCAATTATGAAAGTCATAGCTTTCATGCAACCATTTATTTCTGTAATTATGCAAATTGGTAGCTTTGTAATTCAGCTCGTATCGAAATTTAATTTAGTCAAAAACGCAATCACTTTAGTTAGTGCTGCTTTCACTTTACTAACTTCGCCGATTGGTATAGCTATTGCAGCAATTGTAGCTATAGGAGCTGCAATATATTTATTGTGGACTAAGTGTGAAGTGTTTAGAAATGGCGTTATGCTCTTAATCGGAATCATGCAAACTTTAGGATCTGTTATAATGAGCGCATTAGGTACAGCATTTACATGGATTGGTCAGCAAATACAGATAGTAATGTTAGCATTACAAGCGTTTGGATCTTATTTAATGAGCACATTTACTGCTGCTTGGAATGGATTGGTTGCAGTAGTCACGACTGTTTGGACTATGATTTCAAATGCTGTAACAGTTGGTATTCAGTTAGTTGTAGCTGGATTAGTGGCGTTCGGATCTATGATTTCATCTGCATTTTCTGCAGCGTGGAATAGTTTAGTTACAATCGTTACAACGGTTTGGAAAACTATCTCTACGATAATAAGTACAGTAGTATCAACTATAGTATCAATTGTATCTTCTGGTTTCCAGGCCACTCTTTCTGTAGCCTCATCAATAATGAGCGCTATCTCTAGTGCAGTTTCTGCGGCATGGTCTACCATATCAAGTATTATCAGTTCTGTTATATCTACCATTGTTTCATTAGTTTCTAGTGGATTTAGCGCAATGCTGAGTGTTGCAAGTTCTATAATGAGTAGTATTTTAAGTGCAATAAGCTCTGCGTGGTCAGCAATTACAAGTTTTATTTCAAGTGCTATAAGTACAGTAGTATCGTTAATCACAAGTGGATTCAGTACAATGTTAAGCACCATAGTCAGCTTTGGGTCAAGTATTGTATCAACAATCATTTCAGCAATGAGTTCATTTGTTTCTGCGATTAGTTCTGGTGCGTCACAAGCACTATCTGCAATCACTACGATGGTATCTAATATTATCTCTGCCATTACAGGTGCTGCAGGTCAGATGGTTAGTGCTGGTGCTGATTTAGTGAGAGGTTTTATTGATGGTATTAAATCGATGGCTGGAGCAGCAGTAAGCGCAGCAGCTGATATGGCTAGTGCAGCAGTAAGTAAAGTTAAATCCATGTTGCGTATCCACTCGCCATCTCGTGTATTTAAAGCAATTGGTGGGTATACAGCGCAGGGTATGGCGATTGGTATATTAAAAGGTATTCCGAAAGTTTATAACGCAACTAAAGCAATGGCAGGTGCTTCGCTTAAAGCAGTAGGAAGAATGAAAACAAATTCAGTGGAGAAATCACGCAAAGCATTCACATACTTCTATGACACATTAAGTAACACTTCTGCAAAGGCATCAGAAAAGCTATACAGCAACAATAAACGCATTGCTGAAATTCAACGTAAGTTAAGAACAAAACTTTCTAAGAATACGCGTGCTAGTTTGAATGCTCAGTTAATGAATTTAAGAAAAGAGAATAAAGTTTATTCTGCTCAAAAAAGTGTTGTCGATAAATTGAGGACAGTGACAAAGAGAAGTTCTATTCAGTTGTTAGGCATCGCTAAAAAACGTGAAGCTATTGCGAATCGCTTAAAGGTTGCTCAAGAACAACTGAAAGAAGTATATAAAGAAAGAACAAGTTTTAAGTCAGATATACTTCAAAATACACGATCGTTTGGCTCTATTGCTAATTCTAAAGTATCAACAACGCAAGGGTTAATCGCTGATATGAAGGCTAGAGCAAAAGCAATTGCTCAGTTCTCTGCAAATATTAACAAATTAAAATCGCGTGGCGTGAACAAGGATACTATCCAACAGTTGCTTTCTGCAGGTATCGAAGGTGGAGGAGAGCAGGCACGAATTTTAGCTAATGCATCTAAGGATACGATAAAGCAGATAAATACATTACAAAAACAAATCGGAAATGTAACGCATAATCTTGCTGAAAGGCAAGCTTCTGACTTTTTCAGTGTAGGAGTTAATGCAGCTAGAGGATTAGTAGAAGGACTTAAAAAGCAGGATAAAGCATTGGTAGCTGCTGCAAACAGAATTGCAAACACAATTACGAATACGGTAAAACGTAATCTGGGTATCCATTCGCCTTCAAGAGTATTTGCTTGGTTAGGTGATAATACTATCTTAGGTTACATTAAAGGTGTTGTAGGTAATGAAAGTAGCGTTGTAAAAACAATGTCTAATTTAGCGCAACGTGCAAGCAATGCTTTTAATCCACAATTTGCATCAAGTGTACCTGATCTAACAAGCAGTTTAAGAAATGCAACTTCAAACATCGCTTCACAAGTCAATGCTGACGTAGTGAATACTGTTCGTAATGAACCGATTGGCATGACATTAAACGCAAACTTAGCTCTAGGTAAACGTGACTATAATGCGTTTGTTGGAGATATTACAGACAAACAGAATACTAACGTCAGACTTGAAGAAGTCTATGACGTATAGAGGCTATCTAATGATAGTCTCTTTTTATTTTTTGAAAGGTGGTGGATGAATGGCTTATGAATTTACAGATATGACGCAAGTAGGCATTATGCATATGAATAGTGGTGTACAGACTATATTTGATGGTATTAACTTAGATAACACTTTGTCAGATGTTAGCTGCACTGTAATGACTTTGAACGTAACAGGACGAAGTACTGCTGATTATGAATACAAGTCTGCTAATCCGGATATGCTTGATGGAGAACTATTTCAAAGCGTTTCACTTAAGGCTAGAGCCCTGCAAATAGAAATAATGATATCTGCAAAGGATAATGCAACGCTCTTACGAAGATTTGAACAGCTTAATGCTATCCTCCGTAAACCAACGATAGCCCCTATTAAATTTACTGATGAAAATGACCGTTATTACTTTGGTATCTATACAGGATCTGATAAACCGAAAGAAGATTCGATTGAAATGGTTTTAACGCTCGATTTTATTTGTCCAAGTCCGTTCAAGGTAACAGCTGATAAGACGATTAATTACACAAATAGTGCGTCACTATCAGTTATAAGTGATTATCCAGTACAGCCATATATTGAAATTTCTTATTCAGGAACTTCAACTACGTTAGATATTTTAAATACAACTACAAATAAACTAATTAAGCTAACTGGTCTGAATCCTTCAGTTGAACAAATCTATAAAGTAGATGTATCCAGAGATAAAATCTACAAATCAAATACTAATGTTAACGGATTTATAAATCTAGTCATTACGTCTGATTGGGAGGATTTCACTATTAAGACTGGTGATCAGATAGTTATTACGCCAACACCATCAAGTATAGTGATTAAGTACAAGGGAGTGTTCTTATGATTTATCTTTTTAATGTAAAAAAAGAACTGAATAAGATAATTCCACGTACTAATTTAATAAGTTTTATTCAAGAACTAGAGATTAACGGATTATATCTATCAGAAGTAGAATTACCGTTATTCTATAAGACGGAGTATGGTCAATATTATAATCATAAGAAGACATTTGATTCAGCAAGTTTCTTTGGATTCTTTGATACTAAGAAGAAGTTTCAACTGTACAAGATTCATACCAGAAAAGTGGATGGACGACTGTTAATTGTCAGTGGTGTACACCTATTCTTTGATGAAGCTAAAGCGATGAGTGTTGTACGTGATAAAAGGTTAATTGATGTAGATGCTGCAGGTGCTACCAATACTGTGTTTAATGGAACAGGCTGGACTGTGAAATCATCAGATGTAACGCCTCTCAAATCAATTGATTTTTATTATCAGACACCACAAGAGGCCAGAAGTCGTATAATTGAATCTTGGAATATTGAATTTGATTATGATCTAACATTTGATGGTAAGAAAATAACGAGTAAAAATATCTATATTAAGAAGAAGTTAGGTGTATGGACTGGTGATAGATACTCATATGGTACTAACATTCTGAGTATAGTGCAGGAGCAGGATGAAGCAGAGGTATTTACTGCGGCGATAGGCAGAGGGACCAGTGATGATACGAATACAGCTTTAAACGCTAAAGTCCTTTTCGATGATTTATCCTGGTCAAAAGACGGATATACAAAACCTCTAGGACAGGACTATATTGAAATCCCTTCTGCCACTGCGCAATATGGATACTATGATTCAAACGGAAATGTGAAAGCACGTATAGCAGTAATTGATTTTGATGATATTCAGGATCAGAAGATACTTGCTGATAAGACTTA